GAGAACCCGGCGCCGGATGCTGCACCCGTGGCTACGCATTCCGCACCGATCGCCGAGCCGGTGCGCTATTGCATCCACCGACTGCGCCGGGTTCACGATGAAATAAACGCGACGCGCGCGACGACGACGACGGCACGCGGCCGGCGATGGGTCCGCATCATGAACGCGCTTCGATCGCTGATGTCGGAGCATCCCGAGCGGCGCGCACCCGTGCCCGCGGATACCGCGCCGGACGATGACACGACACCCGCGCCGCTTGACGGTCTCGACGTGATCGAAACCGCAGACGCCGAGACCCTGGCCGAGTTCGACCGACTGAGCCGCGCGCCTGGCGTGGCGCCGCCGGCCACGGACGCGCGGCCGATACCTGCAGGCCCCGTGCTACGCATTCCCGCGGGAGATCTGCGCGCGCGCATCCCTGCACGGTTTGCGCCGGCTTACCTGCTGACCGTGGGGGGTGCGCATCATGCTTGATGCTTACTTTGATCGTTTCGACATCTGCGGCGCTTACCTGGCGCTGGAGAACGACTGGAATGTGGGCGGATGGTTGCACGAGCGGCCGAGCAACGCGCGGCGCCGCGAGTCAACCGGCGTGCAACTGAGCCGCATGCGATACCGGGCGGCGCGCGATGCGTGCTGCAGCTTCGACTATCTCGAAAACGACAACCAGCGCGCGATCTATTGCAACGCGGCGCGCGCTTTCGGGCTGGAGCTTTCGGCGGATGACGACACGCATGCGCCCATTCTGGAATTCATCAAGGGGAACACATGAGCACGATTGAACAACAAACCGCGGCCGCGATCCGGTCAATCGAGCTCGGGAACAACGGCCACGCCGACATTGGCACGTCTAGTGTGCTGGCGGATGCCGTGCGCGCCGCGGGTTACGTGGTTATCGCGGCGCGAGATCTGCACAACCGGCCGGTTTTCCGCGGGTTTACTGCGGCCGGTCAGCGTGCTTTGCGTGCTGAGTCATTCGGCGTCAGCACCTACCGCGCGCCGGTTGCCCGGCTGGATCTGCCCGACTACGAGCCGGCGATTCTGGCGCGTGACGCGCGGATGACCGCGGAATTCTGACCCGTCACTACGCATTTTCAGGAGCACACCATGCCAATATCCATGCACCGTTGCAGGATCTGCAGCGCCGTCACCCGCGTCAAGTACCGGCGCGAGAATCGATCGATAGGCTACGGCCGCACTGAGGCGGTCTATTTCCGCGAGTCAGACAATGCGCGACATGTCCAGCCGGTCGAATGCTGCGGCCGCGTGACCGGCTGGAATTTCCTCAAGTCGACGCTGAACGCTGCCGTCAAATGCGACGCCAGATGCACGCACGCTAAGGGGTTCAACTGCGAGTGCTCATGCGGTGGTGAGAACCACGGCACGGCCGGCATGTTTACTGGCCTGCTGGCGGCCTGACCCCTCACCAGTAAATCAGACACCCCCACGCACGCATTCCGCACCCGTCACCCATGATTCTTGGAGCACCATGAAACAAGACCCGAACAAGCCGCACAAATACACCTGCTATCTCAACGAACGCACCATGTCTGCGATGCGCGGCGATGAGCCGTTGAGTGCGCGCCTGAATGCGATCGTGGACCGCTATCTGTTCACGGTCAGCGCATGCGGGGCGTATCTGCGCGCACATTTTTCGGATGAGGACTGGCGTTCGTTGCTTGACGCATACGCCAGCAAACCGGATGACATCGTGGCGGCTGACGATGCGTTCCGATGGTTGAAAAGTGGAGCGCCGAAGATTTTTGGAAGTACGTTTGCCCGCGTATCAATCTTGACTGCAGAGGAATTTGTCATCCTGATCGAACTGCTCGAAACCGAACTGCTGACCGGCGTGGCGCTGACCCCTGCCCGGTAAATCGACCCGTCCCTACGCATTCCCTCTTTCGGGGGTGTACGCTCGTGCGCCGGTCGGGTACGTTGCTGGTTCACTTCGGAGATGCTCATGATCAAGATCATCGCAGTCGTTGCGCTGCTCGCCTCATCATGCGCCGCCAGCGCAGCCATGACGCCGTGCAAGCAGATGGAATACGCGCAGATCAAGGACATGGCCGCCACGCCCGAAGGCCGGCGCGCACTGCGGGTAGAGCACTGTTCAATGGACGCAATCGCCAAGGTGTTCCGGTACAGCGGCGGCGGCCAGGCTAACGCGAATGGCGCGGCAGGTTGCTGGGCGACGATGGACAAGATCAAGACGGCGCTGCAGGCGGCCGGTGATACGGACAGCTTCGACTACAGCGACAACCGGCCCTGCCCTAAGCCTTGACCCCTGCGTGGTGATTCTTGGTGGACCCGTGGCTACGCATACCCGTACCTACGCATTCCTACCCCCTGCCCGGTGATTCTCAGTCGAACTCACCGATCAGTCCCTGCCGGGTGAAGTAGTCCTCGAGGATCAGCAGCGCCTGCTTCTCGGTGTTGAAGATCAGTTTCTTCAGCATGACCCGGTCCTCCTGCAGCGTGCGCTTGGGCACGCCGTACTGCTTCTCGAGCGAGCCGATCGACCAGTCGCCGCGGGCATCCAGAACTGCTTGCGCGGTTTTCTGCCGGCTGCTCGTTTCGTAGTGGCCCCAGATCAGCGCACGGATCGCGCTCGGGTTGCTCGTCGTGCAGAAGCACGCGAAGTGATCGTTCAGGCCCTTGACGCCCGCAGACCGCTTCACCTGATACGCGAACCGCGCCAGGATCGATGAGCGCTGCACGGGGCTGATCCCGGCCTTGTTGTCGGGCTGCTCGATCACCCGGCGCACGGACGCGCACTGAGCCCGGAACTCGATGGGCTTGAGCCGGCCCTTGTTGACGCGGCGATCTGACGTGATCGTCGGCGCCAGGCCGTAGCGCTGCTCCATCAGGTCATCGATGATGATGCCGGTTGGACTCTTGGTGCCCATCTCGCGCATCTCGACCGCGAACGACATGCCGATGCAGTCATCGATGAAGCGCCACACGGGTTCGGCGGTGTACTTCGCTTCGATGCGCGGGGAGATCGGCGGCAGGCTGGCGTCAAGGCTTCGCATTTTTCATGTCCTTGTTGATAGCGTCGAGATCCCATGCAGCACGGGCTTCCTTGTGGGTCATGTTGGATATGTCGAGCGCCCGCTGATAGGCAGCGTCCAGTTTTCCAACGCGCCTGACCCGGTCGAATTCCTTGGTGCGCGAGAACATGCGCGCTTGACACCCGCGGCAGTTCGCGTTGAAGACGTGCCAGAGTTCAGTGGCGGATCGGGTGCAGTCGGGACAGGTCAAGCGCGAACCTCATTCGCCGTCACCGCCACACCCAGCGCCGCCCACGCATGCGATCGAACGCCGTAGGTGCCGCCTTGCGCTTTCTTCGTGCCGGGTGCGCCGAGTTTGTCGATCAGCGCCATGCGAATGTTCGCGTCTTTAGCCCGCGGGCTTCCGCACAGGTGCAGCTTGACGTCCTTGCGGTAGACGAGGCGCACCTGATCGGGGGTGTGCCACGCCTGCTTGTAGCGGCCGATCCACACGCACGTCTCGAATACCTCGCTGCCGACTGGCATGCCGTATGAGGAAATCATTTCGATGGCCAGCCGCACGGGGTCGATAACCTCCCATCGCTGGATCATCGTCAGCATGTTGGCGTTCTTCTCGATGCCGCTCGAGATGCCCTCGCCCGGGCAATACAGCGCCCATCCTGTTTCTTCGGTTCCGGGGTCGAGGCCGAGGATCAAGCCTGCCTCCACGCCAATGCAATCGCTTCGCGCCACGGCGTTCCGAGTTGCCGGTGGATCGAGTACAGGGTCAACACGAGGATCGGGTTCTTCATTTCTGTGTCCTTAATCTGTGCATCCGGCACACTCAATCGCATCGTCAACCTGTGAGGCCGCGTGACCGAATGCGTCGACTTGATCCTCCGAGAAGGCCAGCATCTGGGCGTAGCTCGGACGGTCGTTTCGGAAGTAGCCGCCTCCAGTCACCTTCGGGTTATCTATCCGTCCTTCCATCGATGCCCACCAGACGGCGCGGGCTGGCTCCTTGGCAATCTTGCTCATGATGGTTGCCGAATGCTTGAGAAAGCACAGATCGCAATTTCCGTCGGGACTAGTTCCGTTGATATTCGACAGTGCCAAATCGAACGGGTGTGACTTCCAGAACGTCATCACGTCGTACTTCGAGACGCCGACATCAGCCAGCGGTGCGCGGCGCTCGACGCCTTTCGTTCCGCCGCTCGGGTCCGCGCGAATCTTGGCGACTCGCGACGGTTCATCGGCGCGAAACCCAACCAAGTTCTCATGCTCTGCATATCCCAGGCTGCGTATGAAATCGACGGCGCGAAGAATCTTCAGCTCCACTGTGCAGAATCGCGCGACTGGGTTCGGCAGGTAGTTGCGCTTTCGGATCAGAGCTTCAAACGGCTCACCATTCCGGCTGGCCGTTTCAAAGTCAACGACAGCGAAGCCCGGTGCATCGGCCCGGTACTCGACCCATGTGATAGGCACACCCCACCGCTCGCCGCAGTCGCGCACGAATCGCAGCGTCGCCTCCTCCTCTTTGCCGGTATTCGCAAAGCACACGATGCACTCTGCCGGGAGAGTCCCGCCGTTCGACTGCAGCACGCGCCACAGCATGTAGGCCGATGTGCGACCGCCTGAAAACGAGATACACGTCGGCCCATCGACCTTGAAAGGATCTCTCATTCCAACCTCACATCGGATGCGTATTGCTGCGCGACGGATCGCGGTCGAATCCCGGGCAGCGCGTGACCTTGTAGGCCGGTGTGCCGTCTGGGTTCTTCGGCAGGTACTCGGGGTCGTCTTCGCCCCAGCCGGCGCGCGAGCCTTTCTTCGGCGCCTTCTTCGCTGGCAGCGGTCGCAGATGCTGCGCAGCGAACTCGTCGCGGGCCTGCGCGGTCGCGAAGTAGAAGACCAGCATCCCGCATCGGTAGCGGAACATTTCGCCCAACTTGATGCCCCTGTCGGCTGCCTTGCTGATGCAGCTTGACGAGACATCGGGCATGTCGCTCGGCCTGCACACACCCTTGGCGCGGATGATGGCCAGCATGCGCGGACGGATCTGCTGCTCGCGCGGCGGAATGTGCCGCTTGCCTTGTGACTTGGTCATTTGGCCGGGATCTCCTTGGCCGCGCACTCGCCGCAGATCTTCTGCTTCAAGCCCTGGAAACGACGCAGCTTCGACCCGAGCGCGCCCTTGCGCTTGGTACACATCGGGCAGGTGAAGTTGATGTAGTGGCCGGTCCCTGCGTAGGGAAAGCCGGCGGTGCTGATGCCGCGAATCATGTTTTCTCCTTGATGTCGTTGACCATCTGAATTCGCTGCCCGACCCACCTGGCGCAATTGATCGCCCATGAGTTGCCAAGCGCCTTGTATTTCGGGCCGTCTGCGGCGGGCTTGCCTCGAAACGTGATGTCAAGGTAGTCGTCGGGGAAACCTTGAAGACGGGCACATTCGCGTGGCGTCAGCCGGCGCACTTGCGATGCAATCGCATGCGGAACCATTACCCCGTTCGATGCTCCGTCCGTATCGATCGGCCCGTTGATCGGCCCGTTGATCGGTTCTTGTCTGGCATTGAACGCAATCGCAGGCGCATGCCCACCAGCCACCAGCGGATGACACGGGTCACCACCATCGGGCTGCCCTCCGCGCCGGCCCATCGCGCCGGTCAGACTGCCGGCGACGATGTTGGTGTCATCCTCTTGCCGTCGTCCGGCGTATCCACCCTTGCCGCTGCTTTCAGCGCCGCGTGTAAGGGTGGCGGCAACGCGCGCCCCCGCTTGTCTGCGCGGCGCAAGATCCCCGCGCAGGCTTTCGCGCTCAAGAAGTACCGCTGCGGCACTTCGCCAGTCTCCAAGACATCCGACAACGAACACACGCTGCCGTCGTTGGGGGACGGCGCGAGCGTACCCGTCCACGCCGACGTACTGAGCGTCCAGAACGCGGTAGGCGAACCCATACCCGAGGAAGCCCAAGAGCCCGAGGAAGGCACCAAAGTCCCGTCCTCCGTTTGATGACAGGACGCCGGGCACGTTCTCCCAAACCAACCATCGGGGCCGATACCTTGCAGCAATGGCACCAAAGGTGAGCATGAGTTGGCCACGCGGGTCATCCAGTCCAGCGCGGAGTCCGGCGTTGCTGAAGGATTGGCATGGAGTTCCTCCTGCGAGAACATCGATATCTGCATCGGGCCAGTCCTTGAACTTGGTCATGTCGCCGTGATTCGGCACGTCGGGGTAGTGGTGCGCTAGGACAGCGCAGGGGAACTTGTCGATCTCGCTGAAGAACACCGGCTGCCAGCCGAGCGGCTTCCATGCTGTCGATGCGGCTTCGATGCCAGAGCACACGGTTGCGAATCTCAGCGTCATGTCAGGCTGCGCCCTGTTCTGAAGTGGAGGCGGCTTGCCCATTGGTGTCGTTGATGGCCCGGTCGCCGACGCGCCGAGCCCATGCCAGCGCGTCTGGGTTGACCCGGCCGCCGGCTGCGTGGTGCTCGAGCAGATCCCGGGCGACGCGGCGCATCTTTTCGAGTTGCTCGGGGGTCAGTGGGATGGTCATGCGGACTCCATCAGCGCCACATGCGCATCGATCTGCGGCCGCATGCCGGGCGGCAACTTGTCGGCGTCGATGGCCGAGAACGTGCCGCCGCTGATCGCAACGTCCATCCCGTCGCGCAGAGCGGCCCGCCACGCCGCGCGCTGACCGCCGGTAAGGGTCTCGCCCTGCTTCTCGCGTTCCTGCAGCCTGTAGGCCCATTGCAGCGGCGACGTGGCCTTGGCGATCGAACCCATGCGCTGCAACTCGGCAGCAACCCGAGCCTTGTCGGCCTTCGGAGCCGGCAGGCGCGGTGCCATCGGCGCGGGCGCACGAAAGCACCGGTCGCGGAACTGCGTGACGCCTGGCGGGAACTCTGGGGGCAGGTGCTCGAGCGCGTGCTCTATCTGGTCGTGGCGCAGG